ACGAATCCGTTTGAACTGAGCGCGCGGGAAAGATGGTCGGGTAGGTTAGCACACGTGGATGCTTAGAACTACACGTGGAACGAAACCAGCTTGCCACGACCGGGGAACCGATAGGTATGAGTGACGAGCAGACAAACCATATTGCTGAAGGATGCAAGTTACAGAGGAAAGGCCAGTCTAAGTTTCGCTATACCCTCACTATCTGTGCCCTATGCATCGAAAGGGAGAAACTCAAACAACGCATCGACGATCATGTGAGCAACGCCGAAATTTCATCTCTTGCTTCTCTTTTGTGGTATTTCTACTACGCCTGGCATGCAGAATGGTCAAATGGATCAGTTGAGAAAGACAACCGTTCATTTCTGAAAAGTGCATTCCGTGATGTCATGAGCAGCGTCATCGAGTCTTTGCTTCGACATGGCTTGTTCCTAATGCTCACTCCCCGGGAAATGAATTTTCACCATAAGGAGATGCGCAAAGGAATCAGTAAGACCATCTGTCAATTAAATGCAGATGTTGACGATCTCGAGAACTTTTTGGACCCATCGGACATGAATACATACATTGGACATGATCAAGTCACTGAAGTCATACGGATTTGCTACATGACCAAAAGGTTGCCACGTCTCAACATTGAAACGATTGTGAAGTATATTGAAATGACAAATATGACCCTGGCAACTACCAGTACGAATGATGCCTTCATATTAGAACATCTAAATGCAACTAAAATAAGTGATGCGGAGAAAAAAACAGGCACGGTGCTCATCGAACATTTGAAGCGTGGACACTTGTACAAGCCGTTTCCAATAGATTGGCTTTTCTATATCATCAACGAGTTCGACAAAAGCACAATCAAACGCCTAGCTTATTGCACGGCAATATTCACTTATTCAACACCATGGCAATCGCGACCAATCGAAGTTAAAAAAAAGAATCCAAAAAATCCAGAAGATGCTTGTGATATGCATGGGTGGGATCATGATGATATTCTCGACAAAGAGAAGTATGTCGAGAAGTATCTGAATAGTACCGATTGCAACAGTCCAACATCGGATGCCGAAGCCAAAATACTGGGGCTCACCGTAAAAGAAATGAAAAAGAAAATGGAAGATTTTAACTACGCTAGCCGGCCAGGAAAGCGTCTGAGAGAATTGTCTTAAAGATATCAGAGTTCCTATTCAGTATAAAGAATGTCCAGTTTGAGTCACGAAGATTTCTTAGTATGGGATTCTTTAGTTCTTGTCGACCCGGGTGAGGAAGTGCGCTTAGCTTCATTTTTCAAACAAGATCCGATAGGAACCCCGCAACGCAAGATACAAATTCCTCCACGCAAGATCCTTGCAAAGCATTCTGGGCGATCAGAAGGCAATGTAACATACAAACTCTTCGACCACACGATCGCTAGCTCCCGCGCTCACTGAGGGGGACCAGATAAAAAATATATCATAATGTTAATGTACCTGCGACGAGATAAAAGATACATCAAGCCTAGATTTTGGGGCAAAGTATTTTGGGATTACATGTTTCATTATGCTAATAATGCAAATTTTATGAAAAGAAATCCATTTGAACACTTTAAAACTTTATCATTTTTTATACCCTGTCATGCATGTCAGGTAGAGTTCTGTAAAAAATTGAAGAAGTCAAGAAGTCGACTGAAAAGTATGCACAACAATAAAAACAGTCTTCTTCACTGGGTATGGAAGTACAAAAATGAAGTAAACATGCGTCTTGGAAAAAAACAGATTCCATTCGAAGAAGCTATGAACAAACAATTTGGCAGTGCAAAAAAAGAGTACAAAACGTTCACTAAGTTCTTCGATACACTGTACCTAACACTGCCTACTGAAAATCCCGCTGTTCCCGCAAAATACAAACATTTGAAAAGTACTGTATGCAAAAAAACAGCTGAACTTTTTAGTGACATTATAACAATGCTGCGAAACAGACGCTTTGTGGAGAGCGTTAGAACCAATCATCAGAGTCGAATTGTTCCATCTTAAAGTGATAAGTCCTATAAATGCGTGAAACTTCGTTGTAAGTCACGCCCATTCTCGTCCAGAGGCTTTCTCCTTTGTGTGTGGCATACTCTGAAAAGTTCTTCGATTCTACGAGTTGCATGCCAACTTCTTTACAGAGTGAAATTAACACCCCTGGGTTCACAACAAATTCGGTGAGATTTTCCACAGCGCCCTTGAAACTAAATTCGTATGCGGTGCCAAAATCTTGTATCTCTTCATGAGATGCAAATTTCACACTGTAAATTTCATCACCAAATTTCTTACCAAGCAGCTTCTTGGACTTGGCCAGATGATAAAAATCTGGGACCGTTATTATAAAGCTACCACCAACTCGTAAAGAGAATGCAACATTTTGAATGAAAGTTCTAGCAGTTCTCTCATCCGAGAAAGCGTAATGAATTGCAAATTGACAACTTACAATGTCAAATGGTTTCATATTTTGTAACATATTCCCAGCAGTAACTGAAAATGCATTGAACGTTAAAACATCACCCTTGACCTCTGGATGCTCTGAAAGCTTTTGTAAAGCTCGCTCTACCGCCTGGTTGGCTATGTCCATGCCAATGTATTCGTTTATGTCGTTGTGTTTTAATTTTGTGATATCGCCACCGTTCCCACAACACAAATCTAGCATGCGCGCGTGTGGGACTGTTGTGGAACAAGCGCTTGCCAACAATTTCGCTTTTACAAAGTTGTGAAAATTGCGAATGCCAAGCATCTCTTTTGACGTCTCGGACTGACGTGGTCGATGTTTATTGTAATGAGTAGAAACGTCCATTGTTTTCCTGTCTTGACAATACCAAACCTTATCTTTAAATATAATTTTTTTTTATTTTGTTTTGTAAATGTAGATAGCATGACAACGAAAGTTAAATCCTTTTTTCAAAGCGCACAGGTTGTTACTCCTGATGGAGTGAATGAAAGTCTAATGAAAGAACAGCTTGAGCTCTTTTCTCCCAAAATTGCAAAGATGATGGAAGAAATAGTAAGTGATGACAAGAGACGGTCTGATGAGAAACAACTGGCTTTGTCACAAGAAATGTATAAGAGATACTTTAATCACCGTGGCTTCACTAATTCTCCGCCACTTATCCATTTGGGCATCCATTTCATTTTTGTGCCAACAGCCGACTCTCAGACTCTTTTTGAAGGTAAAACTGATAACAAGGGAATGCTAAAATGCAAAGGACCAGATGGGCCTGGAGAGTGTAAAGGTACACTCGCTTTTGCTTTCGCATCTTATGGAATACGTTTAGTAGAAATGAAAAAACTAATAAACAAGATAGATGGTGATAAACAGCAAGAATTATTAGGATCAGCTCGACCGCAGTTAGGCAGCGCATTAAGGAAGCTGCAAAGAGATGGTAAACCTCCTGCAGAAAAGCCCCCGACGAACTGCAAAGGAAGCTATGTCAAATGCATTCATAGCATATTTAGCACTCAACATCGAGCATGCTTTCTGGCACTTAATTCAATTCTTGCAGCCGACCTTGGGGATGACATTACAATTGAGAACGCACAACAGGCATGCAGGGCATTAGGGGGGGAACCAGCAGATACTCAAACTCTCACACAAATTGTAAAGAAGCTGTATGGAAAAGAAGCGACCACATTTCAATGTGAATGGAAAAGAAAGGTAAGAGATTTTCCAGAGTCGGTCCTGAGGAACATCGAAGAAAAAAACACTAAGTTCCAGGGGATGAAAAAATATCGTCACATGCTAGATTCACGTCACAACAAAGCAGCACTTCAATTCTTCTTTGAACTGATTCATAAGGGCACCGTAGATCAAAACAATAACAATAATACCATCAATGTAAGATTTCCTGAAAAAGCATGCAATTACAAACGTGGTGTGCTGCTCACTGATGCAGGGGATGGTGAGGCAACTGTAAAACGCATTCTAGTTCATCCCCTAAATCAAGACGGGTTAATCATCCGATTTGTTGCTGTGCACCTCCCTCGTGGAGTAGGTCTAAGCATAAAGCCTGCGGATGTCATACACAAACCATACCTTCCTAGCACTCACCAGTCAAACAAACAGTCTGATTCTAGAGTCGCCCGTGCTTGTGGATATATGTCACGCGATAATATTTCTGAATGTATTGAGAGTCAAGCAGGTGGGCGCCATAGACGTTGCTTCCCCAAGAACAATTGGCTCCTCCGCCTCGACTATTTAACAGATGCAGAAATGGGACCTGGCTCCCAACTTTCGAGGTTAAAAATTCAAGAAAGAGCAACTGATTTTTCACAGATTGCATTAGCGAAGATTTCTGTTGACTGCCCCCTTTTCAGACAATTTCACAAATATGGTACTTGTTATATTCCAGGTAAGAAAAATCGAGAAAACCAGTTACCTGTAAGAACTTCTAGCGTTATCGCTGACAAACGAAATCCAATTCAATCAATATTGAACTTTTTACCACTTACATTTGCTATGTTTCTCAAAGAATTGAACAATCATGCTAACAAAACAATAAATGCTGAAACACTGATCAAAAGAATCAATACCACTGGAAACGCAGACGAGCTTGTCATGAAAACACTTAAAGCCATGGCTTTGCCCCCCATCAAAGTTGATGAATCGTCACAAGAAATTCACATGTTTGATCATTTAAAATCATTCATCAGTGGGGTGAATGTCCGCAATAAAAATCTCGTCAAAAAAGTGAATGAACATACTGGCAAGTTATTCGATTTGACTGTAAGTGACTTTCTTATACAGGCCATAACTGATGTCATATCAGGGAGAGACGGTAATAATTCTATGCAAAAATCATTTCCTACCTACAACTTTTCGAAATGTGGTACGATGAATCAATCGATTAACAATCGCAGTAACAATCATCACACAGTGTGTTCCTACCTTTTCACATGGCAATTTTTATCCATGCTAGTCCATCTTTACATTGAATCAATAAAGTCAAAAAATAATAATATTAAGAAAAGACTGTTCGTACTGATTTTTAATTATATCAAGAGTCTTAAAAAATCGGCTAACTCGAATCTTATACGAAAATTGGAGGAAGAAGTCAGTAAAAAAGAAATGAACGATGAGGCTTACAAACAGGTGTTTTCGACAATCAAAAAACATAAATTATTCGACCCAGATAAACTAAAATTTTTTGTTGAAAAAGAAAATGCAAATGCAAGACAATTGAAAATCAAGCTTAACAGGGCAGGCGACATGTTTCTTATATCTTTTTGTATGCTTTCATCCCCAAGCAATGCTTCAAATAATGTGTTTGAAATCGCTCAGAATAATAATTTGGGAAGCATTCCTTCAAGTAATTCAAGTCGCACAACTTCAGCCGGAAATGTCGTTAATGCTATATCCACTTTGGGCATTGGGCGAGGGTCACGGGATTCAAGAAGGTTAAGCAAGCCTAATTCTATGCAGGTATCGCCGCGGCTCCCGCGGCCCTCGCCCATCTCGCGGCCCTCGCCCATCTCGCGGCCCTCGCCCATTGCTGGAAACTCAAGCAGCAGCGAAGGGACAACGTTAGGGTCATCAAACACTAGGCGATCAATCCCAAATCTTAATGAAATTAATATAAATGAACTTACGTCGATATATAACGCAATGAACGCTAATAACCAGGCCGGTAATAACCAGGCAGGTAATAACCAGGCAGGTAATAACCAGGTAGGTAATACTAACGCCATGATGGCATCGCCGCCGCCTCCGCCACCCTCACGCAAGCGCGGGTCTAGATCAAGTGAAAGACCTTCACGGTCACGGTCACGATCACGGTCACGAGGGTCAAACAACATTAACCAGTCAGGTAGTAGCTCGACAAGGGAAACTAACATTGCAATGGTATCGCCGCGGGCCTCGCCGCGGGCCTCGCCGCCACCCCCGCCACCCTCACGCAAGCGCGGGTCTAGATCAAGTGAAAGACCTTCACGATCACGGTCACGATCACGGCCACGAGAGTCAAACAATACTAACCAAGAAAGACTCAGTGAAGAGGACATTATTAATTTATTAAATGCATCGTCACCCGCAGGAAACAAGGTTAACGTAGCCAAAATCATGGAAAATATAAAGAAAACAAATACACGTCCTTTAGTGCAAGCTAAGCCAAGTAATTCACCGGATCGTGCTTCACGGAATGCACGGTCACGAGATAAGTTTAAATTTAAAGGAAGAGATTTTGCTTCAAATTTTTGGGGGCGCCAATTTTTGGGAAGGCCAGCAGGAGGATATGACGTTAATAAAGAAAAGATGATCATGTCGCCCTCGCCCTCGTCGTCGCGGTCCTTGAAGAAAAAAAGTCCGTTTTTTGGGAACAAACGATCGCGCAGTCGCGGCGATAAACGAAAGCCACGCTCACCCCCTACTTATCAAAAACAAGAAAAATTCAAACCTCGATACGATATAGGCAATAGCCCTAGCCCTGGCACCGTTGCCCGATACACTTATGCTAATCCAAAGGGCCGATACACCAATGCTGATCCTGTGCTATCTGAAACCAAGCTAACCAGGCTCCCCATGTACAAAGGCTTTGGTGGTGGAACACTCGTGAGTCCTAAGGATTGTAAGAAAGCTTGTGATGATTGCAATGCTGGTAAGCTTCTTCCATATTCATGCAACACATGCAAAAAATGTCCCGGTAGTGGCACTAAGCGTGCCAGAGACTTAGGGGGGCGCATATCTTCCGCCAACCAGAAAAGGGAACGGAATATGTTAAGAGTTTTTCCTAACACATACAATTTTGCGCAGCCGCAGGCACCTCCACCATCACCAAATTTAATAAGTAATATTAGACTAGCTAAGAAGGCACGAAGATAGTTTGCTTTATAAAGATGGATCAATTTTGAATATCATTTTTTTTTCCGGTTCCTGGTCGTTCGACCTATTTGCTTGACGTTTCATGCCGGCTATCTCGAATTCAGATTTCTTGTAGTATTGTAAGCGCTTTGCGTACTGGCCAGTGAATACAGAAAATTTGTCGTAAAAGTCTACAATTTTCTTCCCAAATAGTGGAGATAAGTCTCGTTGTATTCTTCCAGATGCTTGCACCACGTCAGATCGAGGCGTGGCCAGAATGAGTGTATTCAAGCCTTTTATATCTAATCCTACCGATGCAATCGAGTAAGTTCCCAAGATTATGGACTTTTGTTCAGATTCCTTGAGTTCTTCCGGCTTCATTTTTCCACGGTACATTCCGATTTCGTTTTCATACGATGGATTTATCTCACAAATGTGGTATCCGATTCGTTCCAGATGACCTCTTCGTTCGCTCAAAATAAGAACTTTGCTGCTCATGTTTTCGATTGCCTTACGTGCAATTAAGTGCGTGCGTTTCTCATCTTCAACCAGTGCTGTAATCATAGCCACGTGATCTGGCTTTTTGGTTCTCGGATTCATCAATTCTTTACATTCAGACACGTCCGGATACTCAATTACAACCCTTACTGGTACCTTCTCCCTTGTTCCTGAGTAGACGATACCCCCAAGGTGTGCAAATAAAACGTTTTCCAACTTATCCTTCCTTGATGGTGTTGCACTGAGACCAAAAAGTATTTGTGTTCCCCACCGAGTCAATAATTTACTGAAAGTCTCCGTACAAACAAGATGACACTCGTCAATTGCCATAACGGAAAAGTCGTCAAACAGACAAGATTCCAGATCATCCTTCATACTCAGTGTTTGTAACATGCAAATCACTACGTCGCAATCTTTTACTTTCTTCGTCTGACCTTGTACGCGACCAATTCGGATTTCGGGGCAAAAAAATCTGAATCTCTCTTCCCATTGATCAGCTAGCTGATTTGTATGAACAACGATCACACATCTCTTCCTGATCAATCTTACCAGAATGTAGATAAATAGTACCGTCTTGCCTCCGCCACATGGCAACGAAATCAACCCCATTTGTCCACCCCGCTCCACTGGAGTATTCAAAACATCAAGAACTGCTTCTATTGCTTTATCCTGTGATCTTGTTTCATCAAGCTTAAACTCTTCCAACATCCTCACATTCTCACCTATATCTCCCCCTTCTGTAAATCTGCTCTCGGCTTTACCAATGTGCTTAATACCCCACCCCCTTGGAACTGTGACAGAATTATCTTCATTTACTGTAAACACATTGAAACTTTTCTTCGGAAATCCATATTCAACTTTCACGTCTGGACGAAACCTCAACTCACCCTTCACGCGCTCGAATTGCTCACGCGTGGGAACAAACGTAAATCCATGTTTGTCAATGAAACGCATTTTCAAGTCTGCAAAACTGTGAGCTAGTTACTTTTAATATGTAACGCAAAAAAGATTTTATTTCAGAAGGTTGTGAAAAGCGAGGCCAATGCCTAAGGGGTGCATATTTATGGGGGGACCTCCGTCCGATTTATATATTTAAAGTGTGAACACTTACCCAGGTGGACAAACATTTCATGTTAAAGAG